CTGTTAAGCAACACGCAGCACACGGTGATGATAAACGCAAGCACGGGAGAAGTAACCGACGACAAGCCGTTACAGTGGCGCAACATAATGCCGAGCACCAATGCAACCCACGAGCGAACAGATACGGCCCGCGACCTTTATAGACATGCACTCCGCGCAATGGATAAAGCGCGCAACCTTGACAAACAGACCGTGCGCACATTCGCGTTCAAAGGGCCAGACGGTTACACGGTATATGTAGACGCGAAACTGTTGTTAGAACTAAGCACGGCCCTATGCGAGCTCCAATGTAAGTGGACGCACCTAACCTTTGAACAGAGAGACGGAAGCAACCCAGCGATAAGAGTCTCAAGTATGACAGGCGACGGAATGACGGTTAGAGGTTTATTGATGCCGATAGCAAACAGAGGAGGAGAAGGCGAGCCACAACTATTGGTTGAAACGCTTGCGATATTCAAACGGTAGAAGAACAACCACAGATTGAAAGAGGGAGCATATACGCTCCCTTTTTTATTGCCTTAAAACTAAATCACTTTTGTACCGGCTAATTTGATCCCGAGAAAATTACCGACCATCCCAGATCATAAAACCAAGTTAATTTTGTTTCGAAGTTTTAGCCGGCACGAACTTGAAAACAACTTTGCAGGATTAAAGCACGCTCCAGAGGGTGAAGCATGAAAGCTTTGATGAAAAGCAGCAAACCAGAAACGCAAACCAGAAACGCAAACGGGAAGATTGAACCCAGATTGAAAGAAAGTGTGAAGGTAAAAACGCGATGAACATACATTGAGCGATTTTCAGAAAACACGATTTTTCGGATTTTTAGCGGGTGAAATTCAAACCAATTTCAACGCCCGTACTTTGACTTATTCAGAAAATACAATTGAAATTTGACCCCCCCCTATGATTTTTTTTGCGTCTGGGGTTTCACCCCCATCACCCGCTAATTTTTTGGAATTTGGACTTGACCTTTTGGTTCAGAATTTTATGCAACAGAGATTGGGTTGATTCGTATTATCTTTGAATAACAAAACAAATGGCTATGAAAGAAAACGGTAAAATAGATAAGGAGGAGCAGAAGAAGTTGGAGAGTATTGAATGGGTTGCTCGTATCTGTGAGCATTACGCTACTGGCAATTACACTATTGTAAGTTGTTGTGGAAAGGAAGGTTTGAGTGAAAGAGCCTTTCACAAATACTGCGGCAAGTACGCTGAGTGTGCAGAGCTATATAAAAACGCCAAGAGAGAGGCAACAAACTCATATAAGACCGAACTGATACATAAGGCTCAGACAGCCTTAGAAAAGGCCATAGAGGGCTATTTTATTGAAGAAACAGAGACCGTTGAAAGGTTCAATAAGATTGGTGATTCTGTTGGTCGTTCTGAGAGTAAGAGAAGAAGCTTTGTTAAGCCTAATGTGACTGCTATCATCTTTGCTTTAAAGAACTGTGACCCAATGAGTTGGAACAATGAGGGCTTACATGAGGCTGTTGCTGACGAGCAGGTGTTTAAGATTGGAGACCAGGTGATTAAGTTTACTTAAAATTGGTGCTTATGACTAAGGCTGAGTATAATGTGATTAAGCGTTATGCGGGTAATGTTATTGCCGAGCAAGGTGGTATCTTACAAGCATACGCTTATATAGAATATGTTTTAGCTAAGATAGAATGGACGATATGCCAAAATCCCATAAATGAGAAGTTGATGAATCAGTATGATTTTTATTGTACTGTCTTGGATGAGGTTGAATGTAGGATTTATTTGAATTAATATGTGGGAGTTACCTACGTATATCAGGGATGGTGTTCATTTGAGCACTGTTGAGGTGGAAATGGTTATTAGGGGTGTTTGTCATGACCACAGGACTATTCGTGAAGCGGAGAGGTTTATTTATTCAAGGCTAACTCATTTTGAGATTGAATCAAGGAAAGGCAGGCTCAATGATTATGAGCATAGTGCTTATTTGGATTGGAAAGAAGTAGCCAACTACTTTTCAGTTTACAAGCTGTCCTTTGAACGTGAATTTTATAGAAAGAAGCTATGGTAGTATTTGAACCTTTTCCCAAGCAGAAGGAGTTTATTGAAGCGGCACTAAGTGGTGAGTATAACTACTTGATGTACGGAGGAGCAGCAGGGGGCGGAAAGACCTATGTAACTATGGCTATTGCCATTATGCTTGCCAAGTTTTATCCAGGCAGTCGCTCATTTGTTGTGCGGGAAAGTTTACCACGCCTTAAAAAGACATCTATCAAAAGCTTTTTTAAGCTTTGCCCCAAGTCTTTTGTCAAGAAATACAATCAACAGGACAAGTTAGTTATCTTTAAAAACGGCAGTGAACTGCAATTCATCTCAGAGAACTTTCAAAACGACAAGGATTTGACGCAGTTTGATGGATTGGAAGGTAACTTTTTCTTTTTAGAGGAAGGTCAAGAGCTGCAAGAAAGGACGTTTAACAAGGCAATCCTGCGCTGTGGTCGTAATATCATCAGCCCAATGCCTCCCAAACTCATCTTTATTACTTGCAACCCAAGTCAGAATTGGACTAAGGAAAAGTTTTACAAGCCATACATAGAGAAGAGTATGCCAAATAAGCATTTTTACTTACCTGCTACGATGGCTGATAATACGTTATTGCCTGAAGATTACATTGAGAGTTTGAATAACCTTGATGAGATTACGCGGGCAATCTTTGTGGATGGGAACTGGGATGCAGTTGATGTTGATAGACCATTTGCCTACGCCTTTGATAAAAACAAGACAGTTAAGCCAAATGTCAAGTACAACCCAAATGAGGACTTGTATTTGTCCTTTGACTTTAACGTAGACCCAATCACTTGCATCTCAGCACAGCATTATGGCGGCAAGATTAGGATACTCAAAGAGTTCAGGCTACGCAACTCAGACATCTTTGCCCTTTGTGATGCAATTAAAGCTGAATATGGAAGTACACCATTCATTGTTACAGGTGATGCAAGTGGCGCAAACAGGTCGGCAATGACCAAAGGGGCGATGAACTACTACATGATTATCAAAGAACAGCTGCAAATCACACGCAGCTCATTCCGTGTTCCATCATTCAATCCGTCGATTAAGAACTCAAGGGTGCTGCTCAACTCATTGCTTGAAAAACACCCCGACTTTTTGATTGATGCAAGCTGTCAATTCTTGATTAGTGACCTTATGGCTGTGGAAAGTAATGAAAGTGGTGCAATTGACAAGGCAAGAGACGCAACTAAAACTCACTTGCTTGACTGCTTCCGCTATTATTTGTGGTCATTTCATAGTAACTTTGTGAAATATCTAAAGCAAGCATAAAATGCCAAAGAAATTAGAAAGATGTGTAAACGACATCACCAAAACAGGTAAAAGCAAATCAAGTGCTTACGCTATTTGTACAGCATCATTAAATAAATCAAAGAAAAAAGGCAAAAAATGAACTGGTTCAAGAGGAAACAACAACAAAAAGAAATAACAACTTCAGTCAAAGACGCGCAAACAGGAACAACTATTCCATTAACGCATATTTTTACTGATAGTTTGCAAAGAAAATGGTATCAATTTGACAATCATTTGACTATTCCTGCAAAAAGAGCTATTGCAGCGGAGGTTGCTACCAAAATGCAAGAAATGAATCTTACAAAAGAGGTTCTTCTTCAGTTAATGGCTAAAATGAAAGACCATGCTAATAGTGGCAAAATTGTAGAGCTATTCAGCATATTAAACGAAATAGAGTTTAGACTCAATTTCATAGCTGAAGAAGAAACACTTATTTCACTTGCAGCTTGTTATTTTGTTTTAGAAGGTGAAGATGAGACTAACTTTAATGAGGTTGAGAAAAAGAAAAAGGTTGACTTTATTAAATCAGATAAACAGGCCTTCAATTTTTTTGTCCAAAGGGCGTTCGAGTACACAACAAAATATTCACAGATGTCAGACATAGATATACAAGAATATTTGACACTGAACGCCCACAACGCAGAAAGAGTGAACCACTATTTGCGTATCCTGAAATAATCACTTACATTGATGAGATTAATTATCTCAATCAGGTTTTTTGCGACAATAGTGTTAGTGAGATGAAGGTGTTGGAATCTTTGAGTGTAGACGAATATTACATGACCTTAAATACTTATATTCGTATAGGCGAAGAAAGGTCAAGCGCGGTTGACAACATTAGTTCTTCAAGTAACGATAAAAGAACATCACTAAGAACGTAAAAAAAATGGCTATAAATTCAGTTAAGAATGTAGTTTTTGAAGTAAGAGCTGATACCACTAAAGCACAACAAGAGCTGAATAAGCTACTTGAACAGCTTAATAAAATTAAAGAATCTTCAAAGATTGGTATTTCATCAACCGCAACTGGATTAGATTCTCAGATTCAAGCCTTATCACAAAAGCTCGATACTATTGCTGCCAAGAACATTGCCCGCAGCAATAATGAAACAAAGACTGTTACAGCTAATAAGACCAAGCAAGTTCAGTCTGACCTTCAAGTAATAGCCGCTGAAGAAAAAGCAAATCAGACAAGAATTGACCAAAATAATAAGTTTTGGAGTCAGCTTGAGCAAGTACAAACTCAAAATCAAGAAAGTTTAAATAAATCTTTCAATACCCGCATTCAAGAGCAGGTAAAGGCTGTTGAAAAAGCAGAGACTCAAAAGTCAAAAGATATTAAAGCTGCTTTTGATGAAAGAGATAAGGCTCAGCAAACATCCAATAAAGAAATTGAAAAGACAACTAACGCTGAGATAAAAAGTTTTGAGCAGAGTCAAAAAGAAATAAATGACGCGAGAGAGCAGGGCAGAAAAGATGCTCGTAAAGATATAGCACAGAAACAAAAGGAGCAAGAACAAGCAAATCAGAGGCAATTAAAACAAGAGCAAGGCCTTGCCAACGAACTACGCAACTTTACTCAGCAAGAGCAAAAAGACATTGATAAGCTAAGGGATGGTGAAAGAAAGAAGGCTGAAAAAAATGCACAACTTGCTGAAAAAACTAAAAAGACAGAAGAATTTAAAGCAAGTCCTTATGGTCAACTTATACAACAGGCGCAAGTAGCAAGTGAAAAAGTAAAACAACTTGGGGCGCAGTTATTTTTATTAGAACAAGCGGGTAAGAAAAACACATCGGAATACAATGCACTGAGCAAAGAGTTTAAGAAGGCATCTCAAGAAGCCACTAAATTAAACCAAGCCACAGGTGCATTAAAGATAAGTTCAACTCTTGGAGGCTCAAAACAAGCTTTAACTGGTATTGCGGGCGCTGTGAATTTCATATCACAGTCGGTAGCTAACTCATCAACCAACTTTGTTCGCCTTAGAAACATCATTGCTCGTACAGGCGTTGCACTTGGAGCAGTATCAATTGGAGCGTCACTTCTTTCTTTTGGTAGAGCGGCTATTAAGGCGGCTACTGATTATGAGGTACTTAGCGTTTCTTTTGGTACTTTGATTGGTAATGCCACACTTGCTCAGCAAAAGATTAAAGAACTTAGGGTGTTTGCAGCTGAAACTCCATTTACTGTTGATGATGTATTCCAAGCATCACGAACACTTCTTGGATACGGTGTAACTGTTGGTGAGCTTATTCCAACAATTAAAACACTTGGTGATGTAGCGGGTGGTGTTGGTGTTCCGCTTGAACGACTTGCACTTGTGTTTGGTCAGGTTAGGGCGGCAGGTCGTCTTTATGGACAAGACTTGCTTCAGCTTGTTACAGCAGGTTTCAATCCGCTTTCAGAGATTTCCCGCACCACAGGTGAGTCTTTTGATTCGCTCAAGGACAAGATGCGCAAAGGTTTGATTACGTTTGATGATGTACAAAACGCATTTATTACGGCTACAAGTGAGGGTGGTAAGTTCTTTGGATTAACCAATGCACTTGCCAACACCACAACTGGTCAGCTTGCTCGTTTGAATGAAGAGTGGACTGAACTTTTGCGTCAAGTTGGAGAAGGATTGCTTCCTGCATTTAACAGCCTTGTTAATTTTGGTAGAGCTTTACTTGAGTTCTTTAAAGACCTTCCAAAAACAATTAGAGAGAATGCAGTTGTATTTACTCTTTTAACAACAGCTACAACAGCTTTGACTGCTGCTTATTTTGCTAATTCATTGAATGTAGTTAAAAATACTGCTGTTACATTATTCAATACAGGTGCTAAAATTAAAAATAGAATAGAGACTGCTTTACAAGCGGGAGCTACCGTAATTGCTACTCGTGGTGTATCGGGTCTAACAATTGCACAAGCGGGACTTACCACAGCAACAAGGATTGGAACTTCAGCTGTAAATGCGTTTAAAGCAGCATGGGTTACAAATCCACTTGGACTTATAGCAACTGTTTTAGCCACTGCCGCGGCAGGTTTTTATGCCTTTAGTGATGCTGTTGACACATCAACTGATAATTTCATTGATGCAGATGAGGCATTTGCTGAATTTGAAGTTACTGCTAAAAAAGCTACCGATGAGCAAATTGCCGCTGTGGAAAAAACATTTGCTGTTATTAAGGATACAACAAAATCTTTGAACGAAAGACAAAAGGCAGCAGATGAAGTAAATAAAGAATATGAGACTGGTTTAAAATTAGTTGGCGATGAAAAAAAAGATGTTAATGCAATCAATACAGCTTGGTTAAATGTAAAGGATGCTATTAAGGCCGCCAATGATGAAATTGTTTCAGGCGAAATCATTAAGAAGTTAAAAACACAAATTGCTGATGTTCAAATTGAACTGCTTAACCTATCTTCAAAAGCAGGTGTTAAAATACCATTAACGCTTTTAACATCTGATAAAGAGATACAGAGCGGTTATAAGGAAACGGCAAATTTAATAAATCAATTTGCCGATAGTGTTGCCGAAAAAACTCCAAATTTAGCATCCCGATTTGCAACTCAGGAATTAGAGTATTGGGACAATACATTTTCAAGGGTTTTCTCGGGTGAAAATTTATTTAACTCAAATCAAGTTTTAACTAATGCTAATAAACGTCTTGTCGAACAAGGCAATGCAGTAGAAACAATTAACGTACAACTTGATAAATTACGACAATCTCAAAAAACATTAGGTGCTTTCGTTCAATTATTACAAGGTGATGGATTAGGTGGCACTGGAACTGGTGGAAATGATGACGCTGCTGCTGCTGAAAAAGAAAGACTAAGAAGACTCAAGGAATATCAAGACCAACTTGCTTCCTTGCTTGACCGTATTCGCAAAAACAACGAGGAAATAAGAAAGTTAAATATTGAGTTTTATCCTCCCGATATATATCAACAAGAAGTATTACAGCTTACGAAACTTGATGATGTAAATGAAGAAGCTATCAATAGAGAAATTGACAGAGAGATTGAAGCTGTTAAGAAAAGAGAGATTTTAGAGTCTGAAAAATCAAGTCTTATTGAGCAGCTTGAAATAATTAGGTATCAAGAACAAACTAAGAGAAACATTGAATTCAATAAGAATCTTATTCAACTTGAGAAAGATTTCTTCAAAGAGCAGATTAAGTTCATCAATGACCAAAAAGAAATAGTTTCTGATGAGAAGGTAAAGAAGCTTGAAGATTTATTTAAGATAAACGAGGACGAACTTTTAGGAACTTTCACATCTCTAAGCGAATTCTTGCAGGGTGACGAGAACAGTGATAAAACATTTAAAGAACGACTAAAAGCAGCTAAAGAGTTTCTCGGTGGTTCAAGACTTATTCTTTCAGAGCAAAATGCTGCCGCAACAATTTTGTTTGCCAATCTAAGACAGCAGGAAAAGGAGACAATTGATAATATTAAGCGAGAATATGAATTAATTCCTGATACTATCGTTATTCCTGAAACTGGAGAAAAACAGCAGATTTTTAGAGACAAGGAAGGAAATGTTCTAACTCCTGAAGAACAGCAAGCCTTAAAGAAAAAAGAACTTGCTTTAATTGAAGATACAGAAAGAACCTACAATCAAAGAAGTAGAGACTTAAATGAGAAAATTACTGAGGAAAGAAGAAAAATAACAAGTCAATCTATTGCTTTAACTGACGAGGAAAAAAATGCTGCCATTGAAGCTTTAAGAGAACTTGGAAAAGAAGCGTTAAATCTTAGTAAGACTATCGTAGATGCAAGGGTAAAAGAAGCAGAAGCCGCTATAAGTGCGCAAGAAAAAAGAGTTGCTGCTGCTGAAAAGATTGCTGAAAAAGGAAATGCTAAGCTTTTACAACTTGAGCAAAAGAAGCTTGATGAACTAAATAAGAAAAGACAGAGATATGTAGCGCAACAACAAGCTTTTGGTGTTCTTGAGGTTGCTATTAACGCAGCTGTTGCAATTTCAAAGGCAGCAGCACAAACGGGTATTGCTGCACCTATTGGTATTGCCGCTGCAATTGCTGCACTTGCGGCAGGTCTTTTAGCAGCAAGACAACAAGCTCAATCTGTTGCTTCATTTGCCAAGGGTGGTTACACAGGAGATGGAGGAAAGTATCAGCCAGCAGGTACTGTTCACAGAGGTGAGTTCGTTGTTAATGCGGAAAAGACTCGTCAATACAGACCGCTTTTGGAAGCTATTCACGCGGGAAGAAAACCAAACCTTCCAAATGAAATTAATCAACGAATGGTTATCATAAATAATCGTTCAACAGACCAAAAACTTGAGCGTGTTGAGAAGGCTATTCGTGAACAAACAGGATTACATTTGTCTATTGATGAAAACGGCATCAATGGAATTGTGTCAAGAGTAAGTTACAAACAACAAAGACTTAGAAATAAGGCATAATGAAAGCTCCAATAAAAATATATCTAAATGGAACTGAGATAACAGGAAGAATAGATGGACTCGATTCTTTTGAAATAACAATTAGTCAAGATACTGATGATGGAGTTGTAAGTAAAAGCTTTTCTTCTGAACTTGTTTTTTATGATGATGGATACGCAATACTTAGGTCTCAACTTATTGATGCGTTTCAACCTCTAATCAACGATGTAGTTGTTGACATTTATGATGAGTGCTGCGCTACTAAAATTTTTGAAGGGGTAATTAGGGCAGATGCAATTGATTGGTGTGAGCCTATTTGTGCAATTACAGCAAATATCATACAAAGAGACCCTGCTTATGATTGTATTCAGTCTACTGTTATTTGGGATGACCAAAATGGTTTTTTATCAAGGCCGAGGGTAAAACTTAGATACTCTACGGCAATGCGTCCTGAAGCAATCTTTTATGTAATGGTTTTTATTTATGCCATTCTGAATGCGATTATATATTTGGTTCTTATTCCTCTTTTTGCAGTCTTATCACTTATAGCACTTCTTGCATTGCAAAATCCAGTAGAGGTTTGGGATGATTTAACGGGATGGATGGATGAGATGAATGATAGACTTATTATTACTAATTGGTATCATCCAACAGCTTTTGTAAGAGACTATATTCAAAATGTTTGTGATATATGTGGGCTTGAATTTAAGAGTTCTATTTTAAATGAATCTAACTCTTATTACTATGATACAATGCTTTTTTCTGCTCAAGTAAGAAAAGGGTATAAGCCATCTCAAACAATATCAACTCTTTTAGAGCAAAACTTACCAGTTGAAACAGTTGAGACGCTTATGAAGTCTCACTTGATGCCTCTTTTCAATGCAAGATATTGGATTTTAAATGGGCAACTTATTTTTGAAAGGAAGGATTATTTTGATAATTCAGTCAACAATGATTGGATTGATTTTAGCCAGCTTTACAATGATGGATTGGTTATAGATAATCGTATTTGTTATAGCTATCGTGATGAGCAACTTTATGCTTTTGCAACTTACCAATATGCTTTAGATGCAATTGAAATAGGCTCTAATGAAGCTAAGCATAGATTTGATAATATCATTGAGTGGAATGACCCACCATTTCCTTCACAAAAAGGAGAGTTAACAAAAGCGTTTCTTTCTTCACAGGCTCGTTTTGTTGGAGACCAAATTGAAAATGACCCGTACACAACGTTTCTTTTCAAATTTCTACCTGTTACAGTATTGTTTGGAGATTCTTTTCAAGACGCTCAAGGCACAATGTATCTTGCCGACCACACAGCAACTAACTATAAATTTCTAATTTGGGATAGGGAAAGAGGAATGGAAGATGGAAGGGTAAGGTCTCTTTATTTTGATTATGACATTTTTGTTAATACGCCACCCCCAGGAACTTATTACTATAATGACATCAAAATTGATGATGAAACAGGAAATATTGTTCCATTCCCAATTCCTCAAGGAGACAGGTTTAACTACCCTTTTACCTTCTATAATGAAAATGACAACATCAATAATCTTTACACTGATTTTCATTTTATAGACAATCCGAGAAGATTGAATTACAAAAGATATGATTTTAGTTTTACCTTTAACTTTTCATGTGCGCAGCTTGCGAGCTTTGACATATCAAAACAAGTAAGATTGTTCTTAAATGGTCAATTAAAAAGAGGGGAAATCAAAGAAATCAAAGTAAATTTCCTAAATAGAACAATTGCTGTAAGTGGAATAGTTTAAAACATTGAACAATGCCTCATAGAATTGAAATAATAAGCGGAATAAACACTATTGATGGTGTCGACTACGAAAGCAATCGCCTTTTATGTTGCCGCCCCTGTCAAAGTGCTTTTGTGACGTTTCAAAATACACACAAC